ATTTTTCCCTGTGCAGGCCGGTAACCGGGCCTCCAGGCTGCCAGAAATGGATGTGAGACAAACAAGGTTGAATATGCCTTTCGTCACTCCGCTGTGACCCCATTTAGATGATTTCCCGTGGGTAGTGGTCCTGACGTTCACGATGCCGCCACATTTATGTGATGAGTACGGGGCTGTGTTCTGTTTGTCATGCAAGAGGTTTTGCGCCCTCATGAAGGTTTTATCCGTATGGAGATCTTCGGTGCTTTGCTAGCATCTATCGTTGTTTTATGTTTTGTAGGACAGCAACGAGAATAAAACGCAAGAAATGCCATGATGGCTACAACCATCAGCGCTCCGCCTTTTCTAGACCGATCGACTTATAAACGGGAAGCAGGCAACTTGTCGGCAGTATCGGTAGAAAAGGACGCCCTTTGGGCAATCAAAAACGTCAATCGCATATAACCAATGCGGCAAACCAACGACGGTGGATCTTATAACCTTCAGTTCTTTGTTTAGGGGATCAACGGGTGTGTACCTCGGGTTTCCGGAATTCATGTACCCCCTATGATAGCGAAGAGCTTTGGCGAATTCTTAACTTCCTAGTGCGTTGGCGCAGCCAATCTGGTGTTCGTTTGTGTTGGCGGGGGGGGCCACCTCCCTTTTTGACCATTGTGAGCATAGTGCAACACATTTATATTCATCCTAATACACCATGAATAAGTCAGAATGTAGCACGGATCCCACGGCTGGTGAAACGATAGCGGGACAGAAACAGCCACAAACCGCCGATTTAATCGGGACCTTGGCCCAAGAGTGTATCTTGGGTAGCGAGGATATTGACCGTCCTTTGACGGCAAGTAGGTTAGAATCAATTAGTATATTCTCTGATGTTCGCGATTTCGTTAATTCGAATGCAACTCAGAGCAGCTTAGCGCTCGCCGGATCTGTCAAGTCAGAACCGGCCAGTAGGTCTGGATCTTTTAAGGAAAGGGATCCTGACTATCTAGCCAAATGTCAGAAGCTTAATGATCTTTTGAGAGCTGGAAAACTTCGTGAGGCAGTTGATTCAGCGGAATTAGACTTCGCCAGGATACCTAAGTGGTTTCCTATGGCGCTTGAAAAAGCTCAGGCGAATAGAAAGAAAAAAGAAAGGGTCAAGCCTTCTGGCAATAAGTCACATGTTAGAGATAAGAGAGCTATCATTGACAGGCAGCTAGCATTTGAATCACAGAAAGAAAGGGCCAAGGATGATGTTGAGGAGGCATCCGCCTTGCGTCGGGTGGCGGATGTACTGCCACCGGACGATAGCTCTAGCGGGGATGACGGTGGATCAGGAGGCCCATCGTCATCATTGTCATCTAGTTCTGAGGAGTCTTTGGAAGACTTTACTCAGCCCACCTTAACTGCTGGATACAGTTTTGATTATGTGATACGTAGGGGTTCACTTCCTGGCCACGCCACAGACTTGAGAATTCTCGGAGGACGAATTAATGCTCTTTTGGTCTCCGCTTATATCGTCTGGTGTGTCAGAAAAGTTAGTGGTGTCATGGGTGATTTGTTTCGCTTCGCCAGCGCCATTAGTGCCTCTGGAAATTTTCTGTCTCTGGCTTTTAATTTTGCTATAAGGAATATTTGCTATAAAGTCGAGTGCCCTAATCCCGATATTAGTCCATTGTTGGCAACCCTTTTATATTATCTGGGTATGTACAACGAGAAAGTTACACTGAAAAAACTCTGTAGTGAGGATGTTTTTGGCACTCGTAGTCCTTTTGCTGACGGTTCTACTTATGTTACCGATCAGCCCAATGTTTCCTTGTGGTCTAAGATCACCACCCTTGAGTCAGTTATTGGTGACGTTAAGGAAACAAAACAAGAAATCTTTTATGCATCAGACGCCTTGTTAGCGGCTTGTGATACAATGGCCCTAGGATGCACAGATCGACCTTTGGAATCTTCACTTGAAACGGTTAATCGGGCGCTGAAGAGCGCTTCTGATAAGGTTAAGATTCCTACTCTTGCTAATCCAACCGCTCAGGGCAAAGATATAGTGGTTGGTACCCAAGTGTTGATTTGTGACATGGTTAAGCACAGGTATCATAAAGCTAGTCGTCTGGATTTTCTCCCCGGGTCGACCCTCCAGTCAAAGGATTCGCCGGATACCGCAGTCACGAAGTTGGACTTAAGGTCCCTGACCCCATCCATCACACCGCATCCATACGCCCAACTCGGGAGGCACGTAATCGACGACCTCGTCGAGTGGTGGCCAGTGTACTTGGCTGTAGGTGGGTGGGGGTGGCTCGCCCGATGGTCGACCCAACGCATGCAGCAACTGTTGCCGACGGCGCGGCTAAAAGATTTCTTACAAACACTCCTACCCCGCAAGGGGATTTTCTTGAATCTATTCGGCGATTCACTCAGTCTTGGTGTGAGCGACGACTCAACCCTCTCGGCGCGGATACAGACACCTCTTTTGAATCTTGGATTCAGAGGGCTCCGTATCCCAGGTGGCGTAAGCGAGAGATTACTTTCGCTTGGGACAAGGTTAACAGACTCATTTCATATAACGACACCTTGGTTAAGTCTTTCATCAAGAGAGAGGGATACAATGAGTTCAAACATGCTCGCTGGATTAACTCACGTACTGACGCCTTCAAGGCTTTCTGTGGACCTTGGATCCAGGCGATGTCAGACGAGGTTTTCAAGTTACCTGAGTTCATTAAGAAAGTCCCGATTGATCAGAGGCCCCAGTACATCCTTGACATGGTTTATGAGGAAGGTGCGGAATACATTTGTACCGATTTCAAATCCTTCGAAGCCCACTTTGTTAAGAAGATCATGGAAGCGATTGAGGGAACCGTTTACAGCTACTTGCTCCAGGCTGTTCCGGGCGGAACCCATTTCCTTTCTTCGTTTATGGATGTCGTCACGGGGCGCAACCTCTGTAAGTCAAAATACATAACGTGCCGCGTTGAGGCGAAGCGGATGTCGGGTGAGATGACCACGTCACTCGGCAATGGCCTC